TCTTGATAGTTTCATCGCATAACATGATTTGCCTTGCGTGATCCTCATACAGCTTGTCAAGATCAACCACTTCATCTTCTGTAGCTTCAGGATGCACTAGCACGCCATCATTCCGCTTTTCATCAAGTAGTTCAAAGGGAAAGTAATCCTCTTCCTTTACTCTTCTATTCCAATCCTCTACTGCTACTCTAAGCTTATCTGCAAAAGCAGGATCACGCTTATAGACAAATATTCTAAAAGTTGTTGACTGATACAACACACACAAAACACCCCAATCAACTCCTGCACACTCCATTTGTGCTTGCAGTTGTAATACACCGCGCCAGTTAGCAGGTGGGTTTTCTGGATATGAGTTTGTAATCTTATTCTCTATAATCCCTTGACCATCCAGCTTTACCTCAGTTGCATTTGGTAAATATATACCTCTGCTTTCATCCTCTTTAATTGTTATATTGTCTGCTTTTGCCATGCCATCTAATGATGCTTCAAACAAAAGATACGGATGTTTTGCTACAACACTTATATTTGTTTGCACATCGGTCAATCCAAGAATGTTGCAAGCTTCTTCTATACAGGGTGCTTCTAACACATCTCCCATTCTTTGTATTAAAGTCTGCTTGAACCTTGTAGTCTTACCATGTTTTGCACTTATACAACTATCAAGTTTTTCATTCCTTGAACCATGTTTGTAATCGTTTAATATCCAAGCTGCTAAAGATGCAGTAGCAATATCGTCTCTAGTTAGTTTTCCAACCATACATGTACCTCTTTCATAAATGTTCTTTTCTTAGATTTTAGTTCTCTAATACATTTATCTTTTGCTTCTTCCCAACTATCAGTTTTTTCAATCATTACAAAATCTCTTTGATGCGCGTTTTGCCTATCAAAAGGTTCTTGCATCACCCACCACATTTTCTTCATTCTCATTATATTACTCCCTGCTTTTTCAAAATTTCTTTTGCCATATCTGTTTTTGATTTGCCACCAAACCTTATGTCAAAATCTATATCATTAATACCTGCTGTCATGCTTTCAACATCTTGTTTCATGCACCAAACCTTTTCATCTACATACTTAGCTTTGAGATCATCTGGAATGATAAGCTCAATATCGTAATCATTGACATCAAGATTACCGCCACACTCACCATTGCATTGAATACACATTTGATCGTCTACTATTTTGCCTTCAAGAATTTCTCTTACCTCAAGCATAGCTTCGACCATGAAATAACCACCACAGCAACATTCTTCAACTATTTCGTCAAAATGCACCATTGCAGATTCAAAACTTAGTGATCCCCAAGATTGTATTCTTCCTTTTGCTTTTATTTTTGTTTTTTCCATTTACGCCACCTCCTTAACTTTAACTAAAACTCTAGGATGCAAGCATTGGACATCATAGCCACCTGCATAAATAACCTTGAGACTTACTAAAAAATTATCAACAAACCAAGTGCCTTCAAAGTTATCTCCCATAACAAATTCTGCATCTAGCTCTATATCCTTAACACCTGCATCATGTAGTTTTTTTGCTACTCTTCTATTGCGTGCATCATGTAACTTTTTTGCTTTTCTAATTTGTCTTGCAATTTGTTCTTCTTCTCCATAACCCATCTCTTCCCAAAAAGTGCTGAATCTTCTCCATGTCTCACCATGATTATTAACTCTATCTTTAAGGAAAGCTCTTTCAGCAATAACTTTTTTTGGTATGTCCTGCAAAGTTTGTGCATCAAGTTTAGAAAAGCTTGCTTCTATTCTGTTAATTAATTTTTCCATTTACGCCACCTCCTGCGGAAAGTATTTCATAATGTTAGAAAAATACTTGTCATAAAAATCTTCGTGGCTAGTTGTACGCATCGCTAAAATTCTTGTATCTCTGTCAATGTTTTTATTAACTAAATAAATATACTGACTATAAATAGCAGCAACATCGGCTGAATAATTGCCAAATATATTTCTAGTGTAATATTCAATTGAAAGATCATAATTAGCAAGCTCTAACAAGTTACCATTCCAACATATAGCTTCTTCATCTGCATATGCATATTTTTTTAGCTTACTAGCTAATTCAATTATTTGTTTTTTTATTAAGTTTTCCATGTCAACTACTCCTTTTTTGTTAAACACAAAGACAATATATATAAAAATATATAAATATTCAATATTTATAACTTATTTATTTTAGGTACTGAACTTAATGCTTCTAGGGTTTCTTGTAGGGAATCTATCTCTAAAGTGTCTGTTATCTGTTTATTTGTAAAGGTAAAGTAATTCTGCGAAGTGTTATTTGGTTGGAACTTGATACGCTTCCCTCTAGAACCAACGAATACAAAAGCGTAAATATCGCAATGGTAATGCCGATATACTTCAGACTTTGCTCTTGATGGTTCATGTGCAAAAACATATTTTCCTTCTTTTGTTTCCTTACGTGTTTTAACTTGTACTGTATATTTAGCTGATCCTAACTCAACGAGCAGATCAGCAGGATGTTTGTCTTGCGTTGGATAACACCAATCGCAATACTCAAGCAAAAATGTTTGCACTAGCGATTCGCCTAATGCTCCTAGTCTTGAATTGCTTTGGTGCTGTTCGCTTGACTTTGACATTTGGCAAGCTCCTCACTATTAAATAATGCTCTTCTTCCCACCTGACTTGCGTATTTAGAATTAAGCAATTCTTTACTTGCTTCTTCCCATTGTCCTAGCTCCATATATGCTCTTGTTTTTCTAAATGACATCCAAGCATTGATTCCCATATTAAATACAAGATCAATGCAAACATATTGTGCTGCTATTGGAAAGCTACGCCAAACCTTCCAATGCTTATCTAATTTATCAATGACCGCTTCAATATCATTATTTAAAAGATATAGTGCTTCTTCCTCACTAATACCATTGGCATCTAAATTTCTTCCTACACCCAAACTTAGGAATCCACTCGCACATTTATAAGGTTGAAGCACCATAGCTTCAAAATCTATTAAGCGATCTCTTATAATTTCTTTATCCATTACTTAGCAACGCCATTTATTTTCTCTACTGTTCTAAGACCACCCAAACCCAACATTCCCATCAATACAGTCATTAAAGAAGCCATATCAAATTCAGGAAGTTGTGGTAATTGATAACCAAAGAAACCTGCAATAAATAAGATCAATGGTGCTAAGACATAATGCCAAGCCATAGCAAAAGATAAACTCCATCCAAGAAAAGGTCGCCAACCTGCAACAAATATTGATCTATGACTTGCTTCAATCTTATTGATCTCAACTTGAGCCATATTAGCTTTATGCAGCTCTTGATCTAATTCATGTTGCAGTTTTGATTTTAAATCTTTATCAGCAACAAACTTATCCAATATATTTGTTATCGGATCAATTAATTTTTCAATCATATTACATAGATGTTTTGACTATTAAAGTAACTAAAGAAGCTACTATAGTTGTAAGACCACCAATGAGCCAAATCTTTACATGATCCACCGAACCCTGCAAGGCATCGGTCTTTTTGTAAATAGTTTTCCATCTTTCCTCGCACATTTTCTCATGTACTCGTAAATCTGAAGCAACATCATTAGCGGTCTTTCTAGCCATTATTCTTCCTCTTGCTCCTGTTTTTCTGCTTCAAGAGAATCACTAAAGGCTTCTATTAATCGCTTCTTATGATCGTTGGTTGTAAGCCACTTTTCATAATAAGCTTGCAGACCTGCAATCTCTCGACCAACTATATTTAGCAAACCTGCTAGTTCAAGTTGTTCTGGTTTTAAATCTTCTGCTTTATATTCTCTGTCATTAAAAGTAATAATTACAGAATTTTCATTTGTAGTGTTTTCTTCACTCATACTTACTCTCCTAAAGTAATAGTTTCAGTTGTTGGATTTTCTAATTCTTCAATCTGAGAATCCAAGTTGCTTTCTAAATCGGCAACTGCTTCTTCACCCATAGCAGCTTCAACCCAACCTTGCACCATAGCTTCTGTAACATCTGCTAATGGTGTAAAGTTTTCAAGCTCTTCTGTGTTTAAAGATTGCGTGCCATAAGATGATGCAGATAAATCTCCCTCACCTTTAGAAACTCGCCAATGCACATTGTAGACTACGCCTTCATGTCCATTATGTTCTTGTGTATAAACATCTATTGTTTTGCAATTCCATTCCATATTATTCTCCTTTTAAATTTGCAATTTCACTTTTAAGTGATTCTATTTGTTCTTGTTGCTCTTGCATACCTTTTACCAGATGGGTAACAAGTTTACTATAATCCATTTGATAATAACCATCTTCATTCTGATTTACTGCATTTGGAACAAGTTCTTCAACCTCTTGAGCAATCAAACCTTCGTCTGAATGATTATCAGCTTTCCAATTATAAGCTACAGGATTTAGATTATTTATAACATCTAATCCTCTTGATGATCCTGTTACATCTTTTAATCTTGCATCTGATGATGTATTAAATGCTGTTGCTGAACCTGTGCATTTTATACTACCAACTTCAGTATTACTGCTATTTAAAAATGCAAAATGCGATCTACTTGTGGAACTTGCTGAACCTGCATGTTTAGTTATTACTACTGCTCTGTCATCTGTCGAAGAAAATACAAACATACCTGTGTTAGCAGAACCACCTGAGTTTGTAACGTGTAATTTTTCACCAAAAGTTTGTGAAGTGGCATTAACCAACAAATTTCCTGAAGCATCGAGACGCATTTTTTCAGCACCATTTGATCCAAGTAACAACTCACCATTAGATGATCCTGCAAAAAGACCTAAGAAATCACTTGCACCTGCTGTTATTTGTACACCTGCATCTCCTGAAGCAGGCGAATCTGCAAGTTTAAAGTTTAGGTCTCTGTTGCCAGAAGTTAAGTGCAACAAAGATGAGGGACTTGAATTTCCCAAGCCAATATTTCCTGAAGAATTGATATTAAAAGGAAAAGTACCTGCTGTTACATCTCTAATTGC